CGAATTATGAGGTTACGCCCGATATGTGGCTTAAAACGACGGGGGCTTACACGAAAGAAACGGAGCGACCTTCGCAAAACGTGAGACCTACCGCACGTCCAGAGTTTCACGTCGAATACAAGGGAGTCGCAAACTACGGAGAAAACTCACCGGGGCAAGGCATCGAAAATGATTACGGAAAAGACGCTATAATGCTCTATGACAACGAGCGAACCACCACAGGCACACGAACCGTCGTATCAAACGTATCATCCCTCGTGAAAGCCATTGTAGCCCCCATAATGGACGCCCTCAAATACTCAATGAAAGAATATACCGTTGAGGCGGAACGGGCAGTCGGTAATCCGAGCATCCAGATACCGAGCAAGGCGACCACCTATGACCCAGACAATCACATTATGAAAACGACAGTGAAAGAGACCACCATCCACGATAGCGAAGCAACCAATCTTACGGGCAACAAGGAGACCTATTCGGCTCTAAATGATACCGCGAAAACCACCGTGAAAGAGACGACGATACACGATAGCGAATCGACCAATCTTACGGGCAACAAGGAGACCTATTCGGCGTTGAACGATAACGCAAAGACCACCGTGAAAGAGACGACCATTCACGATAGCGAAGCACTCAATCTTTCGGGGAACAAGGAGACCTATTCTGCGTTGAATGATACCGCAAAGACGACCGTGAAAGAGACGATGATACACGATACGAATGTCGCGAATATCAAGGGTGAGAAGGGCGTCGGCTACATTCTCTTTGACGAAAATGACGCCAAGAAGACGCTACGGCAAACGTTGCCGAAAATCGACGCCGTTCGCAATATTGGCGGAACGACCTACAAGGTTTCCTTATATAACCCTGATTTAGTCGCGAAAACGACGATGAAAGAGACGATGATTAAGGGGAAGTCCGAATATGGATTCTTGGGAGGTATCTTGGAGGGATTAATGGGTGGTTATATGAGTGCGAATGTGGAACTCAAAAATACCCACAAGCAGTTCTTGTCGGATACCAACGAGTATGGGATAGCGAGTGGAGGGGCGGGAGCGGACTTCCGACAAATGGATAGGACTGCTGACGAAAACGCAGAGATTGACGGGACACGCGAGGGTATTATGATGAGTGCGGGATATACACCGAACCCGGGGAATATCAATATTAACAACGACCCCTCGGAGATTGAAATGAGTACTAAGAAGCCCTTTGAGAATAGCATTGCCGCTCGTGATACAGGGAATATCGGGATGATTTACCAACCGTCGCCTGTGTTCGACAATTGTAGCATTACGAAGATGCCCGATAAATCGAATGCGTTCTCCAACCGATTAGACAGCGACCTATTAGAACCGATGAATACCAACGAATACGCCATCCGTATCAACCCAATCCGCAAAGGATGTAAAGTTTAAAAAACTGATATCTGTATCTGTAATAAATAATAAATATAATATTGAAATACATTATATTCGAATGATGACCGCAAATGTATCACCGCTTAGATACCCGGGGGGAAAAACGAGGGCGTGTAAAATAATTGAAAAAGTAATCATCGAGCATCTTGATATAACCTCGTTTGACACAATTATTTCTCCATTCTTTGGTGGCGGTTCATTTGAGTTTTACATGCAAAACAAGTATGGCGTGATGCTAATCGCGAATGACAAACATACGCCATTATATAATTTTTGGAAACAGGTTAATATAGACAAGGAGGCATTATGCGAAGGATTACGAGCGATAGCAACCGTTTCGGTATCGAAAGAACAGTTCGTCGGCTATCGAAAAACGATTATGGATTTGGACGCCGATACATTACAACAGGCGATACAATACTTTGTAATCAATCGATGTTCGTTTAGCGGTTCTACATTGTCAGGGGGATTTTCGGAAGAAGCAAGTTGTAAGAGATTTACACCATCGTCTATCCAGAAAATAGAGGCACTCGATTTCACAAATATCGAAATATATAACGAAGACTTTTATGATTTTCTTACGCATACGCATCTGCGCCAATATCCTAACGCATTGCTATTCTTAGACCCGCCTTACTATTTAGAACGTAAATCCAAGTTATACGGGAATAACGGAGATTTACACGAAGGGTTCGACCATCTACGATTGTTTAATCTTGTAAAAGACGAAAAAAGAAACTGGGTGCTAACCTATAATAATTGTGCGTTTATTAGAGACCTCTATAAGGATTTTACGATTATCGACGTGAATTGGAAATACGGTATGAATACTTCAAAGCAGTCCTCAGAGATTATCATCATAAACTAAATTATTTGGCAGTCTTGCTTGATTATCTAAACTGAAATCGCTATTTACTAATTTTTTTATATTCTTGGGTTTGCAAGCGATTGTCACAGATAATTTACAGAAACCCATTTTATTTTTACGTTCATGTATTTTAGTTCTTACTCTAATTTCCTGTTCGCATACAAAATCTGGCACGTTAAAACCACATTTATCATCTCCTAAATGATATAGACCTTTGTCTGATATTTGTATATATGAACAATCCTTATTGTAATATAATTTCTTTATAGTATCATTTGGACAATCAATATAAAAATCATTGTAATCGTTTGTTTCTGTTTTTATTTTTAGCCATTCGTCGTGTGTTATGTTATTTAACATAAACGGTGGTATATTTCCGTTAAATAAGTTTATATTAGAAATAATATCTTCAAATATCTTTTTGGAAGCGTCAGGTATTTTATTACGTTCGCTCCCTATCCATTTTTTGTTTATATTATCATAGTGCAAAGAACATTGCATCCAATCAGGAGACTTAGACTTTTTTATTTCAATTGATATATCACCTGTTGATTTCATATTGCAACTGATGTCGTTCTTAGATGTGCTTCCTCCTAATTCATCTTCTGTTTGTATATTAAATCGCAACTCATTCAGTTTGCATTTTCTAACTATATTGAATACTTCTAATTCGTATTTTTTTCCATTTATAGAACATCTGCTACCTTTCCCCTTTTTACTCATTTATATAATGATGAGTTTAATATTTATCATCAGTTTTTATATACCAGTGTGAAAATATATAAGGATAACCTATATATAATAAGTTGTAGCGGAAGTCGAGAATAAACTCGATGACCTGCTTACCCATTACAATTTGTTCGCGTGGCCTAATCGGTTAGGGCGTCGCTCTTATGAAGCGAAGATTCTGGGTTCAAGTCCCAGCGCGAACAGTTGTTGTTTCTTTTTACTATATAAATATATGAGTCTTTAATATTGACAAGTATATTTATGAATAAAATCGCCTTTCTCTTTTTGATATACGATATGATAAATCACGAGAACATTTGGCATAGATATTTTCGGGACTTTCGGGGCATCCGTAAGAGCCAGTATAACATTTACATTCATTATAAGACTGACGTTCGCTTAGAGTTTTTCGATGAATATAAGATACACAAAAGTAAAATAATAGATACGAAATATGCGGACATTTCGATTGTGAAAGCACAGAATATCCTTATTAAAGAAGCCTTGAAGGATGCGAAGAATACGCATTTTATATTCTTGTCGGGTTCGTGTATCCCATTAAAATCGTTTGATTATCTCTATCATTACCTCGAACCGAAGTATTCCTATTTTCACGTCGCAGACCCTGACGATTGCTTTCCAGATTGCGAAGTCGCCTTACAATATATCCCGAAACGGCATATTCATAAAGCGTCGCAATGGAGCATTCTCAATCGAAAGCACGGAGCGTTATTAGTCGCGTCCGACGCTGCCGACGCGTCTGATACGTATTTACGATGGTTTAAGGATACGTATGCTCCTGATGAATTATGCTATATATCTTATCTTTCTTATATTTATAATGATACATTGGATGACGAGATTATAGCGACGTCCTATCATTCTCCACCAGAAGTCGCGACGACCTTTGCGAACTGGGAGGATATGAATTATACATTTGTTTCGGAAAGAGAATTGAAAAATTATAAAAATATCAGCGAAGAGGAGTTGAATCATTTATTGCGAAGCAAAAGCCTATTCGGAAGGAAGTTTAAACCGTCGTGCTATCCTTCACTAAACAAAAGATTCTATTATGATACGATTACTTTTGAATGAAGCACTAAGTATTATCTATTTTTTATTTGTTTTACGTGCTACCTTAGGGGCTTTAAGTGATACCTTAGGTGGCTTCGGCTTCTTAGGGGCGTTTAGTGCTACCTTAGGTGGCTTCTTAGGTTCTTTAAGTGCTACCTTAGGTGGCTTCTTAGGGGCTTTAAGTGCTACCTTAGGTGGCTTCTTAGGGGCTTTAAGTGATACCTTGGATGGCTTAGACGGCTTCTTAGGGGCTTTAAGTGATACCTTAGGTGGCTTCGATGGCTTCTTAGGGGCTTTACGTCCGCCTCGTGATTTAACAAGTTTATCACCAATAATATCTTTAATAATACTATTGTAATGGTTATCTATATCTCCCTGTCGATATTGATATATATGCCATATTTTATTGAACTCACTAATAATAACTTTTTGTAATACTGAGTTTTCTTCGAAGAATGTTATAATGGAATCTTTATTATATTTGAAATATTCTATAACAATACGTAATCGTTCGACAATGTTATCATATTTATTACTAACTGTATCTTTTAATAAATATGATAACCACTCTTTAATATATTTGTCATTTTTATATGACAATGATGTAAGAAAAACCCGTATTATAGCATCATCTGAAACATCACCTAATTTATAATTTTCTTTTATATGTTGCATCCATTTAGAAACTCCCCCTTTTTTTATTAGAAAATCTTTCAATTTATAAACTTTAAATTCTAAACTGTCTTGTATATTGATTCTATTATTTATCATCCATACTACGAGAAGGTAGTTTCCACTATTTATCATCCATTCTACAATAAGGGAGATTCTCTCTAAATTGTTGCGAGGAATACCATCTTTACTAAAATATTTATTGTGAAAGTCATTATATTTTTTTATTGTTTCACTATCAGTAAAACTATTACATTCAAATGTTATACGTTTAAGTTCTTTTAACCTTGCTACTCCACGAAATAAATCCATTAATGTAAAACCACTTTTGAATTTACTAACATCCATTACAAAATTACTAAACTCTAATTCTTCGAGAGCATTCATTTTCTCTATCATATTCAATAAATCAAAAATAACTTCATCCGTAATAGGGTTTGGTGTTCCACACTTAGACTTTAATATCAACTTCTTTATAGTTTGGAGTTTTTGCTGATACGTTTTTAATACTAATAATACAGGTATTAAATAATCAACATCATCTATGATAATCGTATCTATTTTGTTTGATTCATGTAAAGTTAATGTCAATAACTGTATAATGTTAACATTAAACTTAAATATATTAGGTGAAACACTTCTATTTAAGTTAATCTCAGTTATACCAGATAAATCGAATCGTTCTCCATTTAAAAGTTCTATTAATAGTGTATGATTAAGAATTGTAGGACGCTTAACAATTATAGGCTTAGGAATAGTAGGTGAATTATCTAATAATCTTAAAGTTTTCTGCATCCTACTAATTTCAGATTGGTTAGGTAAGGTTTTATTTAGAGTTCGAGAGTGAGAATCTCCACTAATTTCAAAGGAAGCGTTGTCGTCAGGTGTTTTTCGAGAGCGACGAGAGCGACGAAATGATGGTATCTCTTCTCTGATAATAGGTATTTGATGTTGTTGTAGTGGAAGTGGAATATCTTCTTGCTCGTCGTCCGCCGCAATTTTTCTTGAAGTAAAAAATCTTCCCCATATATTTTTTGCAACCGTTCCTGATGGAGCAACCGTTCCTGATGGAGCAACCTTTCTTGAATGACTAAATATCTTCATTTCTCTATATAGTAAAAATATTATAATGTCTCTATAAAACCGTAATACCTATTATATAATATAATACTTTATTATATGAACGCATCGCAAGAATATACCTCGTTATACATAGAGCATACGCCAACGAACACGAACAGTTTTCCAAGGGAACATATTGAACTTTTACAAAATATAAAGGACAAGGCTTTTGTTACGTCAATCCTTTGCTCCAAAAGCTGTGCCTTCTTTTCGTGGATAAGGACATTGATAAATATACCGTTGATATTGTCTTCTGGTGCGATGACGATTTTGAATTCGATGAGCGACATAAACACAACAGAAATCAAATATGCCAACATTATTCTCAATAGTTGCACAGTAACTATATTGAGTTTGGTAGGCAACTTCAAACTTGCGGAACGCGAACTGTCATTCCGTCAGGCACAAATAAAGATGGATAAACTGTATCATCATATCGAAGATAAATTACTGATAGAACCGTCGAATTGTAGTATCGGAGATGTGCGAGATATTATTAAAGAATACGTTCTCATCTATGAACATTTAGACTACCCGATTCCCGAGTTTATTCGAAAAAATTGTAAAGTCGCTAAGACACCCCCCTTGGTAAATATCGATTTAACGAACGCAGCATACGCAACATGCCCTGCATACCCCGCATGATACCCAGCAGGATACCCAGCAGGATACCCTGTATATTCGTATCCGCCCGATACATATCCGATAACCACGTATCAGTTCCCGCCAGTCGCGACGTATCAAAAGGATGTAGATGGTAGAATTGTTAAGAATGCCGGACATTATTGTAGGAGATAAAGAGATATAATGTTAATTTATTACTATACAGTAAATAGTAAATAAGAAAATAATGAATAACTGCTATCAAGACTGGGAACCCGTTGTTATACGGAGTAATACCGCGGCAAAGAAAGAAGCACAACAGCATTCGCAGTCTGCGAAACCTATGGGAAACAAGGAGTTCCGTCGATTAGACACGGAGGAGATTCCCAAGTTAAACAAGATAACCCGCGAACAAGCACAAGCAATCTCCACCGCAAGAAACGCATTGAAATTAACGCAAAAGGAGTTAGCACAAAAGTTAAGGATACCTGAAAACACGATTAAAGAATATGAGAATTGCTCGGTTGCCAACTTTTCGCTCCCACTATATAAGAGGATATTGAAGGGACTAACCTAAATTACTTATAAATGAAAAATGAAAATATTTATTGATAAAAATAAAGAAACGATACTACCTATTGATTAATCTGAATCAGCCGAGCATTCCGATGAGGATACAGAGGATGCGTCTCCGCCACCACCGTCGCTAACGCTGTTGCAGCCGCTTCCGCCTCCATCGCTATTATAGGGTTCGAAGCCCATCTTCATAGGGTCAGTGGTATTTCTTAGAACGCTTGGATTCACATTCATTTTTTTTATTTCATAGCCAGTGTTCTCTATTATACCAAGCGACGAAAAGATATCGATGTCGTCATTAAAAGCCATATACATCACAAAGAATACTCCTGACGCAATCAATATGTATGCCATAATATTATTGGCAGTCAATAAATCCTTGCTAACATCGTAGGGTTCTGTGTTGCTATCTCTGTTTATGCTATCGATATATTGATACGCCCCTAAAATAACTGCCGATATAACTATTGAAAATAATACTATATACATATCTATATATATTTTCCTATTATTCTTATATTCATTATTACGCACCTAAACTTAAAAACTATGCATGTCATCACGTGCCTTCATTTTTATACAACGTCCAGTATCAGGATTTCGCACTTTGCCTTCGGGACACGGCTTCTTTTCAGCAACCTTTTTCTCCTTAATGGGCTTCGGGGGTTTCACGGACTTAGGGTCAGCAACATTTATCGCAACCTTTGTGCCATTTGCGACGGCACTGGCGTCAGTTTCCGTTTCGTCCGTTTCGTCCGCTTCGTCCGCTTCGTCCGCTTCGTCCGCTTCGTCCGCTTCTGCGGCTTTCTTAGTAGTTTTGCGTTTTGCGGCGGCGGGTTGTCGCACAGGTCGCTCTGTTTTCTTTGTAAAACAAGCGTTTATAAAATCAATAACGTCCTTTGGCGTATCCTTGTCCTTCACGGCGTTCTTTTGCTCCTTCTTCATATTCGCAATCTCCTTCTTTAACGCCTTTGTCTCGTCCTTCGTCAATTTAACTTCCTTGTTATTCAGGCGTTCTTCGAGTTCCTGTATTTTTAAAATGATATCATTAATTCCGCTACTGCTCTGTCGCTGTTTTTCAATATCAAGCACCACGTCTTTTATGACAGGGTAAGCAAACTGGCTACGGTCATTCGCCCTATCGATATAACTTATTAAACCCGTGATACGATTCATAAACTCTTGCGAACCCTTCTCCGTAAATAACCCATTCTCATTACAGAACATCGTCTTGAATCGCTCAAACTCTTCGGGGAATCGCTCGTAGTTTTCTAATAATAAATTGAGTATTTTTACGCAACTCATGTGGTCGTCCGTAATCGGCGTAGCGGTCATAAGAAGTAATTTGAGCGAATCTTTGCCAGACACCTTGTAGGAGTTTTGAACCATCGTTTGAAGAACCTCAGGGTTCGGTCTTTCTAATAGCGAAAGCGACGAACTATATATCTTATGGATTTCATCGATGATGATGATGGTCTTGCGAAACGGGTCTTCTTTGCCATTCAAATCCACCATCTCCTTGTAAAACTTATTTTTACCCTTAATAAGATTTGTAAATTGCTTATAGGATATCGGTTGTAGCCAATTCTTTCCTAAAAACTCCATACGTTTCGCCCTCGTCGTCGGTAATATTTCGCCATTGTTAAGACGCTCTTGGATTATTATATTACAAATGTTATCAAACATATTCTTCCAAATGTCCTCTTTCAGCGTATGCCTCGTAACCCATAATATCTTGTATCCCTCCCTGTCAAAGGTATTCGTGGCGGTCGCAATCGCCGTGCATGTTTTACCCGAGCCGACACTATGAAATAATAGCATTCCTTTATAGGGCGATTGAGGGGTGAAGAACTTTTGAACGAAGTTTTGCGTATGCGAGAAGGTTACGATGTTGTATCCCTTTGCGGTAGCGGGAGCGACGGGTGCTACGACAGGAGCGGCGGGAGCGACATTCGTATTCGAAGCGGCGGGAGCGGCGTCCGCAGCGTCAGCGGGGA